AAAAGCACTTAGGCATCGGCAATAGAGATATTGCTGATGCTTTCGGTTACGCCAACGAAAGCGGATATAATAACGGCAAAAACGGAAAGGTGCGTTTGGAACGTGGACTGGAATGGTTTTTCTCCATTGTTGATGTGGTGAAGGATGCGCCGGTAGATGAAGACATCGTTTTAAACATGCCCCCGAAGTCAGTGAGAAAAGCTACCTTGGTGATTGAAGATAACGGACAGTCTGATAAATGAAACTAAACGCAATAGTTATACTTTGGATTTGCTGCCCGTTATTAAATTACGAGACTACACCAGATATTTCCAATATGGAAACACCTCAAAATCAAGTTGGTTATCTTTGTGACTGCGGCTGGAGGGAATCGAGGAAGTGGGATGATACTAACGTGATGATTAAACAACTAAACTAAATAAGATGAAAGAAGTAACGGTTACAATTAAGACGATAATGACAGAAGGGTATTTTGAGAGAGAGGCTCTTGAATTGGAAAGCGACATTAAAAGCGGTAAGCTTCAAAGGGAGATGATGGAAGTAGATGGGGTGAATAAATGCACAGCAACAATTCATATTAAAGACTGCCAAAAAGACTAGATAAGATGGAAAAATACATACCGAAGGGTTCAGAGTTGTACGTTGATGGAGTATTCATTGCAACTTTTAACAGGCAAATGAAAATGGATTACTTACCAAAGGCTGAAGATTTTACACCGTCAATTCCTACTGGAACTGTGATTAACAATTCAGAGGTCAGGCACAATGGTAAAGTGATTTACAGACACCCTAATTTTGTTTAAGTGTAAACAATGCAATGACGAGGCTAAAGGCAGCGAATTAAACTAACTTTGGAGAATGCAGACAGTGAAAATCAACACGGTAAAGTCAAACCCTGACAACCCTAGATTAATCAAAGATGACAAGTTTAAGAAGCTAGTCACATCATTAAAGGAATTTCCTGAGATGGCAGCCGTTCGACCCATTGTAGTCAATACCGACATGGTTGTGCTTGGTGGCAATATGCGCCTTAAAGCAATGAAGGAAGCTGGATGGAAAGACGTACCGATTGAGATAGTTGATTGGTCAGAGGATAAGCAAAGGGAGTTTATCGTGAAAGATAACGTAGGTTTCGGAGAATGGAACTGGGATGACTTGGCTAATGAATGGAACGCTGAGGACTTGGAAAGCTGGGGGTTGGATGTTCCGATATTTGATGAAGAAATAGATGGATTGGAGGATGGGGAAGAAATCGAATTACCACAAAGCGTTCAACTCGAACCGCCAAAAGAATACATACTTATCATGGCAGAACCAAATTCGGTTGAATGGGAGGACTTAAAGCAAACGCTCAAATTAGGAATGGTAAGAAGAGGTGGGTACAAAGAGGGATCACCACTTGATAATATAGCACTGGAAAGGGTAATGAATTGGACGGATTTAAAAGAAAGACTAAATGTTAATAGCAGTACCAAGTAAAGGCAGGGCAGGTCTTACAACAACGGATAAGATACTACCAAACTGCACGTTCTTTATTCCAGAAAGCGAGTACCACCAATACAAGGGGATAGTTAAAAACATTGTTTGTGTACCAAAAGAAGTTCAGGGAATAACAGCCACAAGGAACTGGATTCTAAAAAACACGGATGAAATTTGGGTTGTGTTCTTAGATGACGATGCTAAATTTACGGGGTACAATAAATTAGAGGCTAGAAATACAAAGAAGATTGAAGTAAGAAACGAGGGGTTTTGGCACGAAGAGTTTGTAAAGTATTTTGACTTAAATGGACAATTAGGGTATAAGATTTGGGGAATAAGAACTGAATCCGCCCCGAACGGTACGCATCCATATAAGCCTATATTGCTAAAAGGGTATGTTACAGCATCGTGCATGGGAATGATTAACGATGGCGAATACTTGTTTGATGAGGACTTTAAAGTAAAAGAGGACTACGAGATATGTTTGAGGCACATACGAGACAAGGGAGGTATTTTAGCAATAAGATATTTGCATTGGGAAAATGACCATTGGGGAAAGGATGGAGGGTGCAAGGATTACAGAACCGTTGATATGGAAAGGGATGCCATAAAAAGACTCATCAAAATGTACCCAGGAATGATTGCATCAGCAAAAAGAAAAGCAAACGAGTTCACAATAAGACTAAATCTTTAACAGGTGAATAACAGGTAGCATGGCATTTCCAAACAAAGAGACCCAATTCAAGAAAGGCGAAAGCGGAAACGAGAAAGGCAGACCCAAGAAGCTACCCGAAATCGACAAGCTACTCGCTGATGTACTAGGCGAAGAGAAAGACGGCATAGAAGCCGCCAAGGCAATACTAATGGCGTTACGTGCCAAGGCTACAAAGGGAGACGTTAGAGCTGCAGAGGTGTTGCTTGATAGGGCTTACGGTAAAGCGAAACAAGTGATTGATTCCAACATTGACGCAAGTATCAACATCATTTCTTTAGGCAACGGAATAAATCCGAATGAACCTACTACTTAAACAAGAACACGCGGCTTTCTACTTAAAGGACAACGAGACAAAGGAAATTCTTTACGGTGGCGCAGCAGGAGGAGGTAAGACGGCACTCGGTTGCTTATGGCTGATTGAGATGTGTCAAACGTACAAGGGGTCGCGGTGGCTTATGGGGCGTTCAAAGCTCAAGGCGTTAAAGGAAACCACGCTAAAAACGTTCTTTGAATTGTCGTCTGAACTAGGAATAACAAACCAGTACACGTACAATGCACAAGCCAACATTATCTACTGGAACAACGGCAGCGAGATACTGCTAAAGGATTTGTTTCTTTACCCTTCAGACCAAAACTTTGATAGTCTAGGCTCATTGGAAATATGCGGTGCTTTCATTGATGAGTGCGGCCAGTTAGTCTTTAAGGCGTGGCAAATTGTAACGTCTAGGTGTAGATACAAGCTGAAAGAGTTTGGCATAATACCCAAGGTGCTAGGTAGCTGCAACCCTTCAAAGAATTGGACTTACAAAGAGTTCTACGAGCCAAACAAGACCAACACACTAAAGCCTTACAGGAAGTTCGTACAGGCATTACCAACGGATAACCCACACCTGCCACAGTCCTATATTGAATCGCTTCTAAGCCTAGACAGCAACAGTAGAGAACGATTGTATCACGGTAATTGGGAATACGATGATGACCCTAACGCTTTGTGCGATTACGACAACATCATTTCTATGTTTAAGAATGATCACGTAACAGGAGGCACTAAGTACATTACAGCAGACATTGCGCGTATGGGTAGCGACAAAGCAATCTTAGGCGTGTGGGAGGGATGGAATCTATTCGAGGTTCATTCCTTTGATGTAAGTAAGCTAACCGAGATACAGACTGCCATTGAGGCTTTACGGTCAAAGTATCAGATACCGAAGAAACAAGTGATTGCAGATGAGGACGGTGTAGGCGGTGGCGTGGTGGATAATTGCGGTATCAAGGGATTCTTAAACGGGTCTAAGGCATTGAAGGAAGAAAACTATTTCAACCTACAAAGTCAATGCTGCTATAAGTTAGCCGAAAAGATAAATGAAAGCGGAATCTACATTTCAGCCGACATAACAGGCAGCGAACAAGACGAAATCATTGAGGAACTGGAGCAGTTGAAAAGCTACGATTTGGACAAGGATGGAAAACTAAGAGTGCTGCCAAAGTCTAAGATTAAAGAAAACATAGGACGTTCTCCTGATTGGCGCGACATGATTATGATGAGGGTTTTCTTTGACCTTTCATCAAGCGGTAAAATGCGCGTTCGTTCATTCGGTTAATATTTATATATTCGTCAAAAATAAGACCATGAAAGGAAGCGAATTGAGAATAGGGAATTTAATTTTATGGGCGCGTGGTTATGTAAAGGTTTCTGCAATATTAGAGAGCGGTCTAATTAGAATCGAAGGCAATAGCAGCGTCTTTGGTGTTGAAGGTAGTGATCCTTGTTTGTTGCCACTCACAATTACAAAAGAATGGTTGGATATGCTCGATTGGAAAAACAGAAAAGACAAAGACATAGCCGTTTCATTTGGACTTACAAGCGGCACTATCCACTTTGTGGCTGGTAATTATTACACTGAGTGCTATTCGGTTCATCATTTACAAAACCTTTACCACGCTTTGACAGGTGAGGAACTAACTATAAACTAAAACGATGAAATACATAGTAGGAGGGATTGCATTAGCCATTTCAAAATACGCCATGCACGGCATGGACATTGATTTATTTTTACAGGGGTCGCTAGCAACCAACGCATTTTGGCTTGCATTTAGGGGTTATGAGGAATTATTTACAACCACAACTAAACTAAGACGATGACACACTGCACTAACTTTCTAACTAAAAAAAATAAGACAATGAAACAAGAAAACACAGTAACGATAAGCCTCAAAGAATACGATGAGTTGAGGGATTTTAAAAAGGCTATGGAGGCAGGTAATACGGTTAGGGTATTCACTACCATTACAGACTACACTACCTTTAAAGAGATTTCATTCTATCATAGCTCAGATGGTGTTGAGATGGTGGTTAAAGCCAACGAAGAACTTTTAGGAAGAAACTCAGATTTATACTCTGAAAACTATAAGCTAAGAAATGAACCAACCCGAAAAGGCTTCTTCGGTTAATACAATCCAAATCATTATCTTTGAACAAATTGAATGGTAACGATTAAGGTAATGTGAGTGTGGCGGAATTGGTAAACGGCAGTAGATTGACGGAAGCGCCTTAAAGTCGTCATTAAAATAGCTCTTAGGTTTGTGGGTTCAAGTCCCACCGCTCACATTACTTATTTTTTACTATGTTTTAACAAATTGAATGGTAACGATTAAGGTAATATCGGAGCGAGGAGTTGAGGACAAGAAAATCCCTCAGGGCTTTGAGGATGTGCAATGGTGTGACTACGTTGAAGCACTATGTGCCAACGCCCTATGTGTTGACGACTACACGCCAGTCTACTCTATCCTAACGGGCATTGATGCGGAAGACTTCGAGTTGATGTCCGACCATAGCCAATGGTTCGTGGTTCATGCTTGCGCGTTCTTTTGGGAATCAGAGCCACAGTATATTGAAGTACCTGAACACATCAAAGAACTAAGCATAGCGCAGGGCACATGGCAGCAATTGATTGACTGCGAATCAGAGTTCAAGCGTGTAGATGAATTGGAGAAGCCACAGATTGCAGCGGCTCAAATGATAATCAAGACCTATGCAGACGTTGATTTAAAGGGGATGAGAGTTCCTGAAGCCTTAGCCTATTGGTCGTTTTTTTTTTGGAGTTCGCTAATTGGCAAAAGCGATGGTCTGGAATGTACAACGATGAAGCAGATTACAATGAGATTGCAGCAGGTATCGAAAAGATTCAGGCTTTCGGGTGGTTTGCCACGCTTCACGCGCTTGCGAAAGGTGACGTGCTTAAATACCAGCCGATATTGGATAAAGAAGCCATCGACATCTATACAACTTTACTCCTTGAAAAGACTGAAAGGGAGTACTCAAATGAATTGCAGTACCTTAACTCGAAGACTAACCAACCGATAGGATGAAATACATAATAGCTTTGATTGTTTCCGTTATTCTTATTGTTTTATTACGGTGGATTAGTGTGTCTGAATTTATTGTAGGCTGGTTTGGAGGTGTTTTATTTGTATACACATTGGAGGCGTACGAATTAATAAAAGATTCAAAATGACATTCCAACAAGTACTTGATATGGTTAGGGACACGGCTAACGCGGTCAATCCAACAGGCACGTTTATACACGGTAGGAACAGCGATGCGGCTAATGCTAGCGGTGCGCCATACCCTAGAATACACGTATACCCATTTACTCAGGATAGAGACCCAAGCGACACATTCAAGCGTACAAGCCAGCTTCTATTCTCATTCGTTGAAAAGGATGAAGGACATCAAGACGCGGCAAAGCGTGAGGTTATCATTGCGGCTATGGATTCGCTAAGCCAAGACTTCATCGACCGTTTAGAAGTTGATTATGAATCAGATGTTGAGTTCACTTCCATACGCTCCGAACCTCAGTACCAAATACTTGAAGGAGTTAGCGGTTACAGCTTGAGTATCACGATTAAAAGCCAAGTAGGATGCTAGATACATTGATGTTTTCAGTAATGTTTTTTTTGGGGGTTCTAACATATTTAGCCATTAGGTTATTGTGGGATTTCGTTAGTTATAAAATATTCTTGTATAGATTAAGAAGAAGCCCACGCAGAACCAATAAGAGTTATTGCAGCGCGTCACTTATTGGAATAGATTTAGAGTGCTAAGCCCTAACGAACAAATACTATTGCGAACCTTCGCAGAACAAACGAAAGCGGATATTCAACACGCTATCAAGACCAAGCGGATTACAAAGTTCGGGGCTGTTAATAGTTCGGGGCGGTTGCATGATTCGGTTGAGATAATCTACACAGATAACGGTTTCAAGATACTTGCGAACGGTTACATTGAAGGATTGATTGACGGTATCGCACCTGGGCAATCAACAGCAACTCAAGAAGGTATTTCTAGCTGGATTAAAGAGAAGCCCGTTAACACACCTTTGCCCGTTAATACACTAGCATACCTAATCGTTAGGTCAATCAGTAAGAAAGGCAACATGGTATGGAGGACGCACAAGGGCACAAACTCTGGGCTATTGGAGGACGCACTAGAGCAGGGTAAGTTTGATAGATTCGTTGAGTTAATCGCATCCAAGGCGGTTGAAGATATAACCGACAATATTGTACAAGCATTTGATATTAAAATGGAATGAGTTTAACACAACCAGCATTGTGGAATAGTGCACACCGCCCTATTATCTACACCATCACACCTAACTATCTCTTTGTTGCAGCCGCTCCAAGTGGCACAAATTTACAGTTGGTTATCTCACCAGCCACCAACGTGGCAAACTTCACGATTGGTTCATCTGTTATAATTCCAAGTGGAATCTACGCAGGCACTTACAAGGTATTGTCCAAAGGCGCAAACGATATTGTAGTTGATGGTACTTATACCTCAGGAGCAGGTGGAACGATTATCTCAACGAGAGTTCCCGTTGAGTTGTACGCTGGATATGATTCAGACCATCCTGGTTACGCTGACTACCCTTACGCTAAAATAGCAGACATCACAGCCATTCGCGGCATAGATGGACTATGTCGAATGGATGTAAGTGGCTACATCAAGGGTGTGTTAAAAGAGGTCAAGTCGCCTAGAGTTGGGCGTGACTTCCAAATGAGTGTACCATTCAAAATGCGATATACTGGAATTTGGCGCACACCTTTGTTTGCGCTTAACGGAGTTTTCCAACAGGAGGACTTAGCCGCCTATAATGCAAACGGTAAAATTCTAAACGCACGTGAACCTATTCATTTTAAGAACGGTAAAACTATCTACTCAATGATATGGAACGAGACAACCGAGTTCGGGGAACATATCGTTAACATTGTAGCAACCAACGGAACTGGTAACGTGGGCGGAATAGGATTTTGGCAAATCGGTTCAACATTTATAGTTCAATGATACTGCTTAATAGAACATACTACCTGTACGAGATGGCAACGTTTGCCGATGAATTTGAGCCAAGCGTTACCCAATACTTCTACGCGTTCACGGGTAGTGTTCCAGCATGGGTAACGGCTGACCCTTTACCAGCACCATTTACATCTTTCAACTTTCCACAATTCAATATTGATATTCCTGAAGACGTTACAGGCGTCTTCACTTTTGGAGTTACTCAAACAAGGTTTTCAGATTCGTCAACGCAAACAGGAACAATCACTATCAATGTAGCTGAGATAGTTGAGCAGCCATTAGCATTGCCGCATTGTCAAAACGTAAACATCACATGGCTTAAACCTTCGGGCGGTTGGGCTAACTTTATATTCAACGGCAAAACACAGGGAGAACAGGGTAAAGGTGACGATTCAACCTTTATCAATAGCATAGGTGAGAAGCGGTTCTCAAGGCGTGAGGGCGTACATCAAGGGCTAATAGTTACAACGGGTAAAGTTCATCCAATGTCGGCAGATTTTATAGCTGATGCGTTCAAAGCCATACAAGCGTACTTGTGGGATGACAGCGGCTTTGTGCCGATAATGATAGACCCTCAATCATTCAGGAGGGTAAGGAGTGGAGATTCATTTGCCGAGTACGAATTTGAGTTTATCTATGCAGTTGAGGACGTAATACAGACCCAGTAATGGCAACGGAATTATACATTGATGGTAAACTTTGCGACCTTGAAAAGAAAGAGGTTATCGCGATGTCTTACGGGGTTAATCGTTTGACAGACATAGAGAGCAGACAGGGGTTTTACTCCAATACGTTTAAGCTACCGTTGACAGCGAATAACCTTGGCATATTTGGAATACCAACGGAACTAAATTCAACCGATACGACACGATGGGAACGTCTGGAGTGCGTTATAATCACAGATGGAATCTATCAGGTCTTTGGATTCGCACAACTTCAATCTTTGCAGGATGATTTGAGCGTAGTGGTTAAGGCGGGTAATGCTACTTTCATTGATGACATTCGGGATTTAGAATTAGAAGACTTAGACCTTTCAGAACATAACCATCAGATAACACTAGCGAACGTTGAAGCTAACCGATTTAACGACTACACAGATAGTTACGTTTACCCTGACGTTGACTACAACTATTTGAACACTATTGAAAACCCCATACCGTATTGGTTTTTATTTCCAGGGGTGTACGCTTACGAAATACTAAGTAAAATCGTAACGGGTGCAGGATATACTTTATTGGGGGATATTACATCTAATCCGTTATTTAGAAAAATGGTCGTTCCATTTAGCAGGGAATATCCAAGAGCAAGCGATGCGTTTAGGGATGGACAACGGTTTAGAGCAAATCTAAAACCAGCGATATTAATATACACAGGTTTAGACGCGCCTCCAGCAAACTCATCAGCTGAGTACTTTCGATATGTTGCAGGGTTTGATAACGATTCAACGGGCGGTTACTTTGACAACTCAGGAGACTTTACTACTGGTAATTGGGCAGGTGAGCAATTGGTTATTTTTCCTACTGAATTATCCTATTATCAACCATCTATTGTATTCGACCAATCATTAAGGTTTGATTGCAGGATAGTGGTTACGGGGTGGACTGTTGGATGTAGGTTGTCCATTGCCTTAACTGGTAATATTTACAGTCAATGGAGTAATTCGGTTTACACTCACGAAACAGAAGCTAATAGCGATGGAACGTTTGACATAAGCCTTGAATTATTTCAAGATGACCTGCCAAATTTAGGTGGTAGAAACATGGTAAGGGTCATCCTTGACGGCATAACCTCCGCACCTTACACTAGCGGAAGCGCATCCAGCCACCCGAACGCGCCGACCGTTGAATTTGTTTCGGGAGTTATGTACAACGACCCGAACAATACTTACAACTATGCGAATGAGTTTGAAATGGCGGCTAATTTGCCCGACATGAAACAAACGGACTTTATTAAATACATAGTTAATGCGTTCTCGTTATTAATCGTAACCAACAAGGAATTAAACACCGTGTCTTTTGAACTATTTGATGACTTACAAGCAAACGGAACAGATGACTGGAGTAGCAAAATAGACCTTACAGAAGAACCTACAATTGAGCCTAAATATGGGAACTACCTAAAAAATAACATATTCAAATACGGCAATAACAAATCAGATAAATCAATAAAGTTAGATCCCGAATATGGTCAGCATAATGTAATTAGAGACGTTGCGCCAAAAGGTATTAAAACGGTTTATTCATCAGCTTTCTCAGCGTCTAAACCATTGATTGATTATCCTTCAACAATGTTTATCCATTACTTTGATGGTGAAACATTTAAGATGGAAACCACGGCAGTAAGTAATGGCGCGGAGGTTACCGTGTTGAGTACAGATAGGATTAGTGAAGGTGATGAGATAGTATTTGTTAATTTGAACGGTTCACTTCTTTACGATGGAGATTCTGTTAACGGTAAAAAAGGATTGATTGTCAGAGAAATAACATCTCAAACGGTGTTTGATATTCAAGGCTCATTTACTGGTGGTGTTGCAACAAGCGGAGAGTTTATAGTTGTCAAATCTCCAAGGAAAACGAAAGACCCAAAACCAAGAGTAGCTATACATGATGTGATTAACGGTGGAGATGTTGGTTTGTTGCAGTTAATAGGAGGCACAACGGTTACACAAAGGAGTAGATTAACGTTTACAGATATTGAATTTAAAAACTTAATAGATGCGTATGGAAGTACTATTGTTTCTTTCATCCTCACGCCCCAAATGGTTAAGATGCTAATGAGATTATCAGCCGTGGATATTAACCAGATTGATTTTAGTAAACCGAAGTGGATAGACCTATACAACTGCTATTTCTATTTGAGCTTCGTTAACCAGTACAAGGTTAACCAAGTGGATAGCACCGAGGTAGAACTAATTAAATTACCATGATAGACGTAACAACAATGACGTACCATGAGCTAATGGATACGTTGAAAAAGATTACATCGGAGCTTAAAGCAAGGGATAAAGATGTAGCGTGTAGTACAGGCAACAGCCTACAAGGAAATTATAAATTGTAATAGTAATGGCTGAAGAAAAAAAGGTACTCGTTGACATTGAGATTAACTCCGAAGACATA